CTCACAGACAATGATCCACGATCTCCAGGAGATATCGTTCAACGTGGACTCAACAAATTCGGAAAGTACAACCCAAATGAACGACCCCGACCCATAATGAATGCAGTTATAGCTCATAAGGTGCGAGCATGGGAAAAGTATACATCAGTTTATAATGGTCCCTTACGAACACTCACACAAGATGAAGCAATCAACGGTATCCCCGGACAGCATTTCATTCCCCCCCTACGCATGGACACATCACCCGGATTTCCCTACGTTAAACTACGACCCTCCGGAGCCAAAGGAAGATCCTTTCTGTTTGAAGAGACAGGAACAAGATCTGATGGCTCAATTCTCTACACACCTAAACCCTTTCTACAACGACATCTCGACGAAATATGGGACGGATTGAGGCGAGGTGAGATACTACATAACTACTTTGTGGATACTTTAAAAGATGAACGTCGAAGTATAGCTAGACTGTACAAGACGCGATTTTTCAATATTCACAACGTAGCGTGGTTGATCACTCATCGCCGACTATACGCCGCCATGCAAGCATTCAAAATGACCATCGGATTTAAGGAAGGATACGCACTTGGACTCGACATGCACGGAACAGACCCAACAGCACTCATGATTCATTTACAACAGAAAGGAACCAAGTACTTGCCAGAAGATTTTGGTGAATGGGATGGAAATGTGAAAGCAAGTGACATCCATGACAAGTACGAAGTTGACAATCAATTCATGACGTTCCACGAAGAAGATAACGACAATAACATCCGACGAGAATGGTCAGTGTGGAGTGTGACCGATCGCATACATATCATTGAAGACACCGTTTACAGAGTGTTCCAAGGAGAACCCTCAGGCCGAGGCTGCACATCCGATACCAATTCCGGAGTACACGATATTCTGAATTACGCTAATTGGATTGAGCTGATGATCGCTGGAGGCAAACCTGAAGACGCAAACTGTGAAGCAAAAGATCGCGAAACTGCAGAAGCCGTATGCGGAGATGATGGAGGAGGAACAGTGAGTGATGCATACGCCCCAATTTACAACATGTTCAATCGCACCAAAATTTTCACTCACTACGGCTACAATTGCACAGCACCAACAAAAGACGGGACAACTACGGCGCCATACGTAGATGTCCAAGACTTCTCTTTTCT